TTCATCATCGCAGACGAAACATTGATCAATCCTAACACACTGATACAATTAGAAGGGGTAGAACCCATACATCGCATGGGTCAAGTTCGTTGGTATAAGAAGCCTACGAAGGGTAACATCTATGTTGTAGGACTAGATCCAAGTCTCGGTACAGGTAGTGATCCGGCTGCTATACAGATATTCGAAGCAACTACTACTACACAGATAGGTGAGTGGAAGCACAACAAGACTGAGATACCTCAACAGATCAAATTACTCAGTGAGATAAACAAATATATCGTAGAATGCACGGGAGAACCCAACAATATATATTATAGCCTAGAAAACAACAGTATAGGCGAAGCGGCATTGATCTCATTAAATGAATTCGGTGAGACTAATATCCCGGGAATATTCTTCAGCGAATATGGAAAGAAGCGTAGGGGATTCAATACTAGTCACAAAGTCAAATTGACCGCTTGTGCTAAGTTTAAGACATTATTAGAAAGTAAAAAGATGACTATCTATAGTCGTCCCTTGATATCGGAACTCAAGACATTTGTAGCCGCAGGTGGGAGTTATGCCGCTAAAGTAGGGGATAATGATGATCTTGTCATGGCCTCATTATTGATAGTCAGAATGCTACAGCAATTGCAGGATTTCCACCAGGATATCGAGGGTAGAATGCGCGATCACGAAGAGTTTACCCCGCCCTTGCCTTTCTTTGCAGTAATCAGTTAAAATACGCTAAATACTTCTATGCCCATTACTAACCAAACACTAAACAATAATCTTTATGATAACCTGTATGCTCAGGGTTATAATCCTGACCCTCTAGATAGCATGGGTAAAGAATCAGAGATTACCGACGCTGATGTTTTCAAGATATATTTTACCGATAGTGACGGTAAAGAAGGCAATGCTTGGTTGGCAGTTTTAGACGGTCAACTAGTATTATGGGCTGATAATAAATTTATTAACTTACCTAAGTTTGAGAACTTTAATTCGTTCTGGAAAACTTGGGCTCAAAAACAAACATTGAGATGGGAAGTTACCAACAGAGACCGCTTAGTAAGCGATATGAAAAAGAGGACGGCAATGAAAAAGAAAGAAGATCAACTAAATGAAGGGTATTATGCTTTAGGAAAGCAGAGAAGTTACAGCGACAGTATCCCAACCGTCAAACTTATCATTCAACACACTCGCCAACTAGAAGAAGGCGAACAGCGTTTCCGTAACATTGCTAAGATTTTCGTAGAAAACGCAGGCGGTGAAAGATTCTTGTTACCAACTAACCGTCCTGGATTAGCAAGAATTTTCGCACGCCATATCGCAGAAGGCGGTACTCCTTATGATGATAAGGGAAGACACATCACTACACTAGTAGAAGAATATACAAGTATGGCAGGATTCGTTCGTGCCACACGCAATGGACAATTCAATGAGTCTGCGCTTAGACTAGTCAACGAAGGGTTAATGCACTATAACAACCTACGCATGACATTGCAGGGTTTGACTAGCCATCGTGGTTATAACAAGTATTTTGAGAGTTATACTCCTGTACTCAACGAAGAAGCAGATGATGATACATCATTGAATGAGTTATTCGTAGAAGAGACATTAGATCCGCGCATTGAAAGCGTGATGCCTATACTGAAGAGACTATCAAAGAACATCACTGAGATGAATGAAGTCCAAGAACTAGATGAATGGGCATCATCGATCATAGAAAACGACATTGATAGCGCCATGAACGATGTTGCTAATGCAGGTTCAAACATCGAAGCCGATGCAGAAAAGGCGGTAACAGATGCAGAGAATGATGTCCTCAAAGAAAAAGAAGATGAAACTACAAAGACACTAGCCGAACCCGCAATAGATGAACTTGATGAAGCACCGGGTGCAATGACACTAAAGCATAATCAAAACACAGAAAAGTCAAATCTAAACGCATTTGATTTGGCTGAAGATGATATGGAAGAAGATGTCAAAGATGTCATGAAAAGTGTAAGAAAGAAATTTAGACAATCAGCAGTAGGTCGCGCTAGAGAACATGGATATAGTATTGAAGAAGGATTTAGTCCGAGCAGTGAAGTTGCTGATCAAATCATAGATAGTTTGGGTGGTGAGAAAAATTTGAATAGCGATGATGTATATCGCGCCATCGATGAATTTCAATTAATGATGGACGATCCATATAAGTTAGATACAGATGAAGTAGCGCAAATAGTCATGGATCGCCTAAATATCACAAATGATGATATTGATGAAGAATTAGAAAACGAAGTATTAGATACAGTATCAGACGATCTCATGGGTGATATTGATGAAGGTGTAGTCGATACACTTAAGAAGGTCGGCAAGAAAGTTGTTGACTACATGGCACCTAGCGATGAAGAATTACTAAAAGACTTACAAAAGAAAGCCGGCATTCCAAAACATGCACAACATGGTAAGCCAAGAATGGCTATACCAAAAGATGAAGTCAAAGAAGAAGATATGGATGAAGGTCTAGACGCTAACCAAAAGCGTGTAGGTCAATTAGGCCCAACTGAAAAAGTAGGTAAGAATGAAAAGAACCTACGAGGTAAATTAGTTGGCGCCAGCGAAAGCCGAGAGTTTGATGATATCAAGCGTTTGGCTGGCTTGAAGTAATTTACCCAATACACAATAAATTAATATATTTTACTCATCAATAGGGTATAAGTATTATTGACACACGATGACGTTAGTATATAATGTCATCATGTGTTAGTTGTCTCCGACAACGAACATTAAAACACATTTAGGCTCAACATAGGCATTTTTTATAAAGGAGATTATACTATGGCAAATCTAGCAGATATCCGTGCCCGTCTCGCGGCACAAGAAAGCAAAAAGTCAAATCAGGGTCAGCGCACCCAATCAGATAACGCAATTTATCCGCACTGGAATATGGAAGAAGGCACTACTGCCACTATCCGTTTTCTTCCAGACGCAGATTCAAAGAATACCTTCTTCTGGGTAGAGCGTCAGATCATCAAGTTGCCATTCAATGGCGTCAAGGGTGATGCTAACATGAAGCAAGTAGTTGTACAGGTCCCATGCGTAGAGATGTATGGTGATAACTGTCCTATCTTGGCTGAAGTTCGTCCTTGGTATAAAGACGATACGCTCAAAGAAATGGCTAACAAATATTGGAAGAAGCGCAGTTATCTGTTTCAAGGTTTTGTTCGTCAGAACCCAATCGGCAATGATACGACTCCAGCGAATCCGATTCGTCGTTTCGTCATTAGCCCGCAAATCTTTACTATCATCAAGGCAAGTTTGATGGATCCTGATATGGAAAACATCCCAACTGACTTTTTGAATGGTACTGATTTCAATGTCAAAAAGACTAGCAAGGGTGGTTATGCTGACTATTCTACTTCAAACTGGGCTCGCCGTGAAAGTCCATTGACTGAAGCAGAGCAGGCTGCTATCGAGGCTCATGGTCTTTATAATCTTGCTGACTTCTTGCCCAAGAAGCCTAGCGAATCAGAACTCCGTGTCATCAAGGAAATGTTTGAGGCTTCAGTAGATGGTAAGCCTTATGACAATGACAAGTGGGGTGCGTACTATCGTCCATATGGTCTTGAGGCTCCAGCAGGTGCATCAAGTGCCCCTCATGTGACTGAGACTACTACTTTGAATGTTTCTGCTAAGAAGCAAGTAGTAGAGGATGCTGATGAGGAAGAGGAATCAACAAAAGCAAGTGAACCGGTAACAGTTCCTAAGAGTACTTCTAGTGACAAGGCGCAGGACATTTTAGCGATGATCCGTAGCCGTCAGCAGAAGGGTTAATAAAGATGGGGAGAGTTAACTCTCCCCATTCTTTCTTTTCATAGGGGAACTACCATGACACTACCAGACGAAAGATACCGCGCACTGAAGCAGGGTAAGAAATTACTTGAGGAATTATGCGATCCTGGCAAGACGCCTAGGGTGCCGAGCATCGTCCGTGATCGTGCCCGTGGTGCGCTAAGACACTATCCAAATGACTATGAACTTGATCGTATCGCGGACAGTTGTCCTGATATGCTTGACAAAATCGCATTTAATGATAGAATAGCAAAAAGAAATATTTTGAAGTAAGAGGAATTTATGGCAAAAACAATTAAAATTAATGAAAGTTTTTCATTGAATTTCAGTAGCCGCGAAGCAGATAGCGGTGATACTGTTATGGACTGTAATATCAACTTTGAAAATCCCAAAGATGATAGCACAATCATTCATAGACTGAATACATGGCTTAAGGCTATCGGTCGTGAAGATATCGTTGTCGCTCCTAAGGAACATCCTAAGGGAGTGAAATAACATGGCGAAACCATTCGATGTTAGCAAATTTAGAAAAGACATTACCAAGAGTATTGAAGGTCTCAGTATTGGTTTCAATGATCCTACTGATTGGGTCAGTACCGGTAACCACGCTCTCAATTATCTTATTAGCGGAGACTTTAACAAGGGAGTCCCACTAGGTAAGGTAACTGTGTTCGCAGGTGAATCAGGCTCAGGCAAATCATACATTTGTTCAGGCAACTTAGTTCGTCACGCACAACAGCAAGGCATTTTTGTTGTTCTTGTAGACAGCGAAAACGCACTTGACGAAGATTGGTTGAAGGCACTAGGTGTTGATACCGGTGAAGATAAGCTGTTGAAGTTGAACATGGCAATGATTGACGATGTTGCCAAGACTATCAGCGAGTTCATGAAAAATTATAAACTTTTACCGGCGGATGACAAGCCGAAGGTATTGTTTATCATTGACAGTCTCGGTATGTTACTCACACCAACTGATGTCAATCAGTTTGAAGCAGGTGACATGAAGGGCGATATGGGTCGTAAGCCTAAGGCATTGACTTCACTTGTTCGTAACTGTGTCAACATGTTTGGCTCACACAATGTTGGTCTAGTCGCAACTAATCACACATATGCTTCACAAGATATGTTTGATCCAGATGACAAGATCAGCGGTGGTCAAGGCTTCATCTATGCTTCAAGTATCGTTGTTGCTATGAAGAAACTCAAACTCAAGGAAGATGATGAAGGCAACAAGATCAGCGAAGTGCGTGGTATTCGTTCAGCCTGTAAGGTAATGAAGACACGCTATGCGAAGCCTTTTGAAAGTGTGCAGGTCAAAATTCCATATGAGACTGGCATGAATCCATACAGTGGTTTGCTAGACTTGTTTGAGAAGGCTGGCTTGTTGACTAAGGAAGGTAATCGATTGAGTTATACAACAACTGACGGAGAGATCATCAAGTTCTTCCGCAAAGGTTGGGAGAGCAACGAGAATGGTTGCTTAGACAAAGTAATGTCTGAGTATGAAAACCGTCAAGCAAAGATAAGTAATACAAATTCTGTCACGGAGGAATAACACAGATGAGTATTACTGTTATAGCAGAAGTATGGCGCGCCTTGAAGTTTGAGATCGATGGATCAAATCTTCCAGATGCCGCAGAGACATTAGTTAATGTCTTGATTGAAAATGATTTTGAACCTGCAGATATCAAAGAAGCCTTTCGCAGAGAGACAGAAGTGATGCAGGCATTGCGAGACTATAATTCACAGTACGAAGAAGAAGAGTTCGAAGAAGAAGATTATGAAGAGGATGAAGATAACGAAGACGATGAATGGTGATAGATGAACTGGTACACCAAAATCACATCTGACTTATCTGCTATCCCTGACTTCATAAGCCATTATGAATCAGAACTAGAGCAGGCAAAATGGGATGTCCGGGTAAATGGAAAAGTCGAAAAGAACATTTCTAATTTACCCGGAATCACTGAGCAACGATTTAACCAACTACAAGAGATAGAAGCGGTATTAAACTATCTCAATATCCAATTACGCAAATTACGCAGGAAATATTTCCAAAAGTACTTAGAAGGGTATAACAGAGCCTTGACAAGTAGGGACGCAGAGAAGTATACTGACGGTGAAGACGAAGTTATCGATTTCGAAGTATTGATCAACGAAGTTGCATTACTGAGAAATAAATGGCTTGGTATCATGAAAGGTCTTGATAGCAAGCAGTGGCAATTGGGCCACATCGTTCGGCTGCGCACAGCCGGCATGGAAGATATCACGGTGAGTTGATGACTACTAGCAATGTTATTACACAGATCCAGAGACGCAAACTCAGACCTACATTGGATGAGATACTGACATCATGGAACGAAGAAAAGAAAGATACCATCAAGGAATTTCCCGAAGATGTATTGGTTATCAGTTGTTGTATCCAAAGACTATCACATAATGAGTCAGCATCACAGCGTTTCAACCGAAGCCTAGATAGTCCGGATGTCAAAACACAGATCACGGATTTAGACAGGAAAAAGGCTGAGAATATCCGTAAGTATTATAATCATAAACTGCTCACATTGACTTTGCAAGGTCGTGAGTTGACTAAATTTAGGAAAGATTTACAGCAGTTCTTGATTAGCGACCCGACAAAGGTACTTGAGAGTATGTGCGGTATCGTTTATAAGTTGCCATATTTTTATGACTATGACAAGTCGGTAGATGATATTTTTAAATCAGTATATTTTAAAAATAATCGTCCATCCAACATGAACGAAAAAACAAACCGCAGTCTTACTTTCATCAAGAAGATTGAGAATCAGCGTAAGCACAGCAATAATGTAGAGTATTGGTTCGAAGATGAGCAACTAAATAAAGTTATGTTCTCAATCGCTACTAATAATCCACTATTAGAACTGTTGGATCGCCATATCGATAGTGATAAGGTTACTGTTGCGACAAAATACTATGTAAGGAAAAAGGATTTAAACGAATTTTTCGTCATGGAAAATTGGTCATTCCTATGAGCGAGAAAACAGTATCGTTGATATTGGCTTTCCTACATACGAAAAAATCAAAAATCTTTTCCAACATACAGACATCCAGACATGATGGTCATTTACCTTATGTTTCTATAACTTTTTGCTATACAGGCTTGGATGTTGATGTATGCGTTTATAACGAAACCTTCATAAAACTTAAAGTCAATGACCAACCATGGACTATATGTGATGGCATCATATCATTCCGCGATTCGATATACAAACTAGACTACTTTAATTACGGCTACAGGTACGCTGGCTGATTTTGATAAATACTAGTGTAGGAGAGAACAATGTCAATACAACGATTTAATACTCTTCCTGAATTGATAGCAAATTTAGGTCCATTAGAACTTAAACTCTACGATGAGTTTGGTGAAGAAGATTACATGTTGCTCATGGAACTTTGGGCAAGTGTCGAAGAAGATCAATTTGATGAATGGTACGATAATACTGATGCCGAAGTCGCAGAACGAGCGATAGAATTATCACAGATCGCAAGCCAAATCACAAAGATGTATGAAGGCAAGAAACTGGTTCATTGACTTGACAATAATTCTGTGATTTGTTATAATCTGTGAATGAGCAAATATCTAGCGCCAATAATACTTGATGAGATGAACATAGCGAGAAAAGAGATTTTCGCTATCCGTGCTAACATCTATAAAAAGTACAAGATCGATGTATTAGATACCGATGCACTCAGCGCATTGAGCATCTATGAGGTCGTGAGTCAATATGATACTAATTATAATATCAATTTCTCACGCAATGGGGAAGACGCTAAAAGCGGCGATGTCCATATTGAGATGAAGGCCTCTAGAGTCAGTCACCCATATACTAAGCGCGGTAAGTTGCGCAAGAACGCAGACCGTGATGCTGTATTTTTGTTTCACGCTATGGGTGATATTGAACATAAACGCTATCTATTCGTAGCCCGTGACAAAGACGATTTGAGCATAAAGCGTGTCTATGATATCGCAGGTACCGAAAACTGCAAAAAGATTTATCTGAAACTATTAGAAGAACGCAATGCTTGGCTTGAGCGAGGTAAATTAGATCAGAGCAAGATGAAGCATGATGTCATCAGTATACATGAGACATTCTTGTTAGAACTATTCCCAAAGAAAAATCCATTGACTATTGATACAACAAAAATTTATAAAGATTGGTGATCGATAAATACGTGACCATGAAGAATTTAATTTTTACTGAGCAAGATTTCCTACAACTATTCAATCTACCCAATGTCACATATCAAGAATTCTGTGACAAGATTTGCGTGTTAGATGTGATGGATCGAACTGGCGCATTTGTCGTGCGTAGCAATCTAGACGATTTCGTTAACCGTGTGAGCAAGAAAGATGATCGCAAGCAACGGCTGAATCTATATAAGCAGAATCTCTATAAGATATTGGTAACGGATGCTAAGTCAACATTAGTATCATGGTTCAAGCGTTATGGTAAATTGAACGAGAATGTAGAACACTATTTCGAACTACCCGATGCCGACATATTGAAAGAGGATACTTTCGGTGGTAGGACCAATAGCAAGTATGGCAAGATTTGCAAGAACATCAATTTCGTCAATTTCTATAACACGAAGAAACTATGGACTACTGATAGCGAATATACTTTCGGCTTGATGAAAGTCATGTTCGAAGATTTCAAGGTACGCAATAGCCTTGTTGGTCCTGCATTCTTTGATCATATCTGTAAGTATGATAGTGATAGCAGCCAGTTCTGGTTAGACTTCATGATAGGTGCTAACCGTGCTAGCATTTTCAATCCATGTACTTACAAAGAGATACTAAGAGAAGTGTTTACTGGTGATACATTATTCGCGCCAGTCATGGGCTGGAATAGTTATCAGTTGGCTTTCTATGCTAGCAATTTCAAAAACTATATCAGCACTGATGTGATACCCGATGTAGTAGATAATGGCAAACTGTTACACGATGAATATCTCAAGTATACCGAGAAAAGCATATTCACTAGTGGTGAAAAGAATGTAGACCTATATCTATGCCCTAGCGAACAGTTAGACAAGAAGCATGGCTTCATCAAGAAATATAAAAATAGTGTGGATGCTGTATTGTTCAGCCCGCCGTATTTTGATTTAGAATTATATCCAAGCGACAATCAAAGCACAGATAGTTTTCCCGACTATAATGCTTGGTTGAATGGATATTGGGAAGAGACTGTGAAACTTTGCGCACAGGTAATGAAGCCCGGTGCTAAGTTTGGATTCGTGATCAGTAACTATGTCAACAAGAACAAGGTCAAGATGACGATAAGTGAAGACATGCGAGATATCGCAAGCAAACACTTAGACTTTACCAAGCACTATAAAGTTCAGTGGTCTGTTATATCCGGGTCTAGACAAGCGAAAAAGACCCGCGGGGGCAATTACGAAGACCTCTGGGTTTTCACTAAATCGTAAGTTGTTGATTTATATAGACTTTTTTGTTGCTAAAAAACAACACTAAAAGGCTTGACTTTTATCCGTTTTGGGCACATAATACTTACATGCTGAAACAAACAGTCACATTGATCAACACCCCTAAGGGTTGCTTGTGGGCCGAACATGGTCGCTATTACAAGACACAACAGGGTGCAGTATCAGCCGTCAAGCGTTATGCTAGATCGGCAGCAAAGAGCCCTGCTAGTCGTGGCAAGGTTATGACATTTTTGGAAATCGTAGGTTAAGGAGAATATAATGGAACAGCGTCATGGTGGTTTGTATGATCGTGGTAGCGCAGATAGTTATTATGGTCGTCCCCGTAACCCTCACTATTTCGTAGGAGCGACCTACACTAGTGAAAAGGTCACGGACTTGACAGCCGAACAGATTGCCGAGTATAATCGTGGCTACGATGATAACGAAGCCAACGGCGACAAAAAGGATTGGGGTTGAAAAGAATTTTGAGTTTTTGGGCAACCAAAGGCTTGAAATAAGTATGGCATGTTGCTATACTTAAATTGTGAAGTGAAAGAATATCACTCACTTGTGTTTGTAAGTTTATTTTTATAACCTAGTATAGGAGTTTTAAATGAGTAATTTTTCTAATAGTTGGCTGAATGCCCTCGATGTTGATCATAAGGACAAAGTTTTCAATGCTCTTGCCCTTGATGAATTGGATCTCCCAGCAGGAGCATCTATTGTAACGAAGGGTAATTCAACAGTCGTCCGCTTTACCGATTCTTTCGGTAACTACCGTGATTATCCTGTTGTGATGCGCGGTATGAGCAAATCCGATGCTTACCGCAACAAACATAACCTGATCGACACCGCTGGTCTGTATGGGTATTCATACAAGCACGGTGAACCCCTTGAGGTTGCGACCACTGATGAGCAGAAGCGCAGTCAATATGTTGTCGGTGAATGGGTTTGTGCCGTGACAAAGAAGTGTCACATTACAAGTCGGTCAATCGCTGATCAAGAAACTCGCGGTCCTATCAACCTTGCCCAAGGTACTATGACTTGGGACTGTGATGGGGAACATGCTGGTGTCTATCGCATTCTAGCATATGGTGTCAATGAGCAAGAAGGCAACCAGTTGAAGACCACTCGCTATGAGCAGAACCTTGCTCTTGGATACAGCAAGTGTCCCCGGCGTGATATGGTTCCACACTTTGAGATGATGCGCAAGAATGCAGTCATTCGTGCGGTTAATATGAAGGAGTTTGTATAATGTCTAATAGTTTAATTGAGGTCAAAAATATGGTCAAAGGTGCTAAAGTGCCGTCTATCATTGTTACCAATGGTAAGAAGGGCAAGAAGCGTCAGTCTTGGGTATTCCCGTTTCAGTTTGAGTTTGTGACTCCAACTGGCCAAAAGGTTATTCATCAATTGAAGCGTAAGAAGGGTGAATTCAATTCTGCTACTGTAGCAGACAAGTTGAAGCAACTCAAAGACCCTAAAAATACTAAGTGGCATACTACTCTTGCCAATTGGCAAGAACAAGTAGCAAGTGGCGAAAAGAAGAAGCCTAGTCGTAAGTTGCGTGTACGATTCGCAATGGTCAAGGTCAAGGATATCGTTATTGATGACGATATTCAGCGTGAGATGGATCCTGCTTGGGTAGCATCTATCGCTAATCCTGCTGAGTTCGAAACTGAATTCATGTCAGCAATCTACTGTATGTACGATCCGGCAACTGGTCTTTATATCAGTATCAATGCTCAACATACATTAGTGCTGGAGACGGCATTTGCTGAAGCAGGCTTGTGGGATGATTTGGAGAATTGGGACGGTGATCCAATGGAACTTGAAGTCCCTGTGATCTTTGTTGATGCCACATCACGAAAACTTTGTCGCAAGGCATTTAGAATTTATAACGGTAGTAAGGCAAAGCGTATTGAGCCCTACTTTGAACACAGAATGGATGTGTTCGGCTATCGTGTAGATGGTGATCGTCAGGACAAGATGGCTACAAAGGCACATGAACTTCAACTAGTGAACGAAGAAGAAGGTTATGAGCCTATCAGCAAGGATGACAAGAAGAATAAAGGTATGTCTTGGGCTATTACTTGCGTTGCTGAAATGATTAGTCACTATGATCGCAAGGAACGCTGGAGATTTGTGTTGCGTACACACAAGCGTTACTGGCCTAACATTCAGTTGGATATTGCTGAAGTAGATTTGTATGGCTTTATCTATGATTACTTTACTGAAATGAAGGGTAAAGATTATGTATACAGCGAAGATTTCTATGAAGGATTTTTGGATCCTTGTATGGCAATCATCTCTAAATTCTTTACAACACCGCATGGCTTTGCTAGCGATAGCGATGGTGTACAGAAGCGTTTTGAAAGTTCGGTAACTGGAAAAACTTTTGACAAGTGTAATACAGTGCCCAACGGTTCATGTGTATACTTGATGAAGTTGTATAGGCATTTTGGTGGTAAGCATGTACTACCTAATTATGTGAATAACTTACAAGATGGTAATCACGGTGACTTGTTAAATTTCGTTGACAATGATCTTGTGGATCTTGTTGAGGCTATGGAACAGTATGGCAATCCGTAAAAAGAAACTGATGTATGTTATCCTCACCAACCATTATTTCAAGGTTGGTGAGGAATACAAACAAATACTGGGTTACGGTGTTATGTCTGATGCGGGTAATCGCATCAGAAAATATAGCAATACTTCGGGCGGTCAGCAACAGTTTATCAGGATTTGGTATACTCCTAACTATGAAGTTATGGAGATCGAAAAGATTTTGAAACAACGAATTGCTAGCGACACCCATATCATTAATGGTGAAGAAGTTGAATGGATCAGCCCATATAGCGATATCACCGTTGATCATTTGATTGAAATGATTGAGCAGATTGCTAGGGACATCAAAAAGCCACTGTATCCGGTAAGCAAAAAATATTTGCCCTTTACTGATAGTGAGTGGCAGCGAGACCTTATTGTTGAAAATATCGAACTTTTTCCGGAAAAGTACCTAGAACCCGTATAGGCGTCGTAAGTTGTTGTTTTTAAACAACAAAATATCCATAAAATAGTGGAAAATAGTGGCGAAAAAGGCTTGACTTTGGGTCTGATTGGGTTCATAATACGTATATAGAGTTGAGAAACGGAGATAAAAATGCAAATTCAGACAGCAATCAAGATTCTTCAGAAAGAAGCAGAATTTCTCGGAATGCCCCTGCTTGAGACACTGGAGTTCATCAAGGCTAACCCACTAGCCCAACCCCGTCAGACAATGATCGCATTCAATGTGTTCATGGGCGAAGGTCAAAAGTTGTTTGCCCCGGCTTGACATTGACCCGTCAAGGTAATATAATATCTATATTGTTCATTAATTGACTTGGAGTGAGATTTATGTCAGTTGTTCGTATTCTTAATGGTTCTTATCGTGGTACACCTGTGATCGGTACTGAGTTCAAAC